ATGCGGCAAATATTGCAAAGGGTAAGATGTCAGCAGCCTACTGGGCCAACAAGGAGAAATGGTAGTGGCAGGTCTTTACGACAACATCCACGCTAAACGTAAGCGTATTGCTGCGGGTAGTAATGAGAAGATGAGAAAGAAGGGCGCTAAAGGTGCTCCAACCGCTAAAGCTTTTAAACAAGCAGCTAAGACAACTAAAAAGGGGAAAAAGTAATGCCAAAAGTAGGTGGAAAAAGCTACAGTTACGACAAAGCTGGTATGGCGGCTGCTAAGAAAGCAGCTAAGAAGACTGGTAAGAAAATGACAATGGCAGGCAAGAAGACTAAAAAATAGCTTGACTTTTTGTCTAAAATATGGTATAATATACCTGTACATTAAGTACACAACTTTAATCTGTCCTTTAAAGGAGAAACAGTGAACGATCAAGAATTTGAAGACTATACCAGAAGTATGCAAGAAATGTTCCGAAGCTCAGGCTGGGAGTATTTCTTAAACGATCTCAGAGGAAGCGTCCCAAACGTCAACTCCGTTGAGGTCACTAAAGACTTAACAGACTTATTCTTTCGTAAAGGTCAGCTTGCAATCATGGCTAATGTTCTTAACCTTGAAGCACAGCTAGAAAGCGTTATTGAAGAACGCAATAACCCACAGGACAACGATCAGGAGGAAGCCGCTTAATGCGTCTTCTTTTTGACTTCAGATGCCCTGACAATCACGTTACGGAGGCCCTAGTAGCCTCCGACGAGACAGAACACACCTGTGGTTTATGTAATAAAATTGCAACTAGAATCATATCTCCCGTTCGTTGCTCACTTGACCCCATTAGTGGGGACTTTGTAGGTGCTACTATGAAGTGGGCTAAACAACGCGAACAGAAGATAAAACTAGAAAGAAAGGCAAACTCGGAGTAGACCTTTCTTATACAAACCATGTCACTCCATAATACGTTAGTACGGAGATTTAATAATGGCTACACTCTTAGATGAGCGTCTTGATGACGAAGAACAACCAGACGAAACTGAACAGGCTGGTGATTTTGAAAATGACCCTGTAGAGCAGGAAACTCAATCAGAAATCCCAGACAAGTACAGAGGTAAATCCGCAGAAGATCTTGTACGGATGCACCAAGAAGCTGAAAAGCTCTTGGGCCGTCAAAGCTCTGAAGTAGGTGAACTAAGACAGGTTGTTGATAGTTATATTCAGACACAACTCTCAAACCAACAAGCACCACAACAACAAGAAACTGTTGATGAGGTGGATTTTTTCTCGGATCCAGAAGAGGCCGTTAAACGGGCCATTGATAACCATCCAAAGATCAGAGAAGCTGAGAACATCAGTAAGCAGTACCAAAAGACCACTGCCCTGTCTCAACTTCAGAAAGATCATCCCGACATGCAAAACATTTTGACGGATGATAAGTTTGCGGAATGGATTAAAGGCTCAAAGATACGGACTCAACTGTACGTACAAGCAGACAAGCAATACGACTATGAAGCTGCACACGAACTGTTTACCCTTTGGAAAGAACGTAAGCAGGTTGTACAACAAACAGCTAATGCTGAAAAGCAAGGTCGTAAGCAAGCTGTAAAGAACGCATCAACTGGCGCAGCCACTGGTAGTTCTGAAACAAAAACGAGAAAGATTTACCGAAGGGCAGACATTATTAAACTTATGCGTACAGACCCTGAACGGTATCAATCATTGTCCGATGAGATTATGAAGGCTTACCAAGAGGGGAGGGTACGAAACTAATCTATTAAGGAAAAAATATTATGGCTACTTCAGTATGGCCCAGCCAAACAGGTGCAGTAGATAATGCTCGCGCCGCAACGTTTATCCCCGAAATTTGGAGTGACGAGATTGTCGCTGCTTATCAAGCTAACTTAGTACTTGCTAATCTCGTTAAGAAGATGGCAATGACTGGTAAGAAAGGGGACACCATCCACATTCCTAAGCCTACCCGTGGCGTTGCTACTGCTAAAGCAGCAAAGACCGCTGTAACGATTCAGGCAGACACTGAGAGTGAAGTACAAGTCGTTATTGACAAGCACTTTGAATACTCTCGCATGATTGAAGACATCACCGAAGCACAAGCTTTGTCTTCACTACGACAGTTCTACACTGGTGACGCAGGGTACGCCCTTGCCAAGCAAGTGGACAACGACCTCTTCACTTTGGGCAAGTCCTTTGGTGACGGTGACGGTTCTGACTGGACTAACAGTGCTACGTTTATTGTTAATTCAGGCGGTACTGGTGTTGAAGCTTATGCAGGTGCAGGTACTGTAAACGCATTTACTGACGCTGGCTTCCGAGCTTTGATTCAGAAGATGGACGATGCAGACGTACCGATGGACAACCGTTCATTTGTTGTACCTCCTTCACTGCGTAATGCAATCATGGGTGTTGAGCGTTATGTGTCTTCTGACTTTGTTGACGGACGCAGCGTACAGAACGGTAAGATTGGTAACTTGTACGGCATTGACGTATTCACCACCAGCAACTGTCCTTTGACGTACACCACGACTGTTAAAGCTGCCTTCCTTGTCCATAAGGACACGATGGTTATGGCTGAACAGCAGGGCATCCGCTCACAGACTCAGTACAAGCAAGAGTTCTTGGGTACGCTTTATACCGCAGACACGCTCTACGGTGTTAAGACGTTACGACCAGAATCAGGTTTTGTATTGGCTGTAGCCGCTTAATCTATAAAAATATGTGTGAGGGAAAGCCTTAGGGTTAGTACCTCACTTTTTATTCATTTATTTTTTTAGTAACAGCGGAGAGCAAGTATGGCGATATTTAGAGGGGACGGAGGATCTGGAGATAGTTCTACGGATGCCTACGCCAGTCAAATAGCAGTCTACGCTCAAACTGCTACTACAAAAGCAAATGAAGCATCAGCTTCTGCAAGCGCAGCGGCCACAAGTGCAACTAACGCTGCTACCAGTGAGACTGCCTCAGATGCAGACGCACTTGCCGCAGCCAACAGTGCCACCGCAGCGGCAACCAGCGCAACCAATGCTGCATCTTCGGAAACTAACGCTGGCAATAGTGAAACTGCCGCCGCAACCAGTGAGACTAACGCAGCTACAAGCGCGACTAATTCAGCAACCTCTGCAACCGCCTCAGGGACTTCAGAGACGAACGCAGCGGCTAGTGCTGCCACAGCTACTACTAAGGCTTCAGAAGCCGCCACAAGCGCCACAAATGCGTCTGGGAGTGCTACAGCAGCCAGTACTAGCGAAACTAATGCAGCAACCAGCGCCACTAACGCTGGGACAAGTGAAAGTAACGCTTCCACCAGTGCCAGCACAGCGTCAACTAAGGCCACTGAGGCAGCTTCCAGTGCTACTAACGCAGCAACGAGTGAAAGCAATGCGGCTACCTCAGAAACCAACGCAGCGTCCAGTGCCACCAGTTCAGCGGGTAGCGCCACTACGGCTACTACTAAAGCAACGGAGGCAAGCACAAGTGCAACCAACGCTGCAACATCAGAAACCAATGCAGCAACTTCGGCTACTAATGCTGGCAACTCTGCAACGGCTGCTGCTACGTCTGAAACTAATGCTGCTACTTCCGAGACCAACGCTGCAACCTCCGCAACCAACGCATCTAACAGTGCAACAGCGGCGGCTACAAGCGAAACAAATGCAGGTACAAGCGAAACTAACGCAGCAGCCAGCGCAACGGCAGCAGCAGCTTCGGCAGCGGCAGCAGTAGCTACTTTATCAAACTTAAACGCAGACAACATGACAACTGGTACGCTCTTAGGCGGCACTTACTAACAAGGGAATTAAACAATGGCTACAACAATTGTAACTAAAAGCGGCTCAGGTGCTCCCACAGCCTCCGATTTGGTAGCTGGAGAGCTTGCCGTAGATTTAACAAATGGGCGTTTGTACACTGAAAACTCAGGTGGTACTGTTCTTGAACTAGGGTTAAACCCAAATGCAGACGTAACGCTTGCAGATGGTGCAGACTTAATTACTGCTTCAGCAGGAACAAGCAACCTAAGACTAGGCGTCAACGCAGGTAACAGCATTGTAAGCGGTGGTAATTATAATACTGTCGTAGGCGATGAAGCAGGTACTGCGATTACTACTGGTGATTGGAATACTGCTTTAGGTTACTTAGCTTTAGCTACTGAAGATACAGGAAGCAGGGCTACTGCACTAGGTACATTTGCTTTGCAATATCAAAATGCAGGTGATGTCAGTACATATAATATAGGAATAGGATATGCAGCAGGATACGCAGTAACCACAGGCACAAAAAACACGCTCATCGGTGGTCTTGCGGGTGATGCAATAACTACTGGGAGATTCAATACTTCTCTTGGCTATAACTCACTAAGTGCAACTACTACCGCTGATGGAAACACAGCTATTGGTAACGATGCTCTACCTGCCAATACTACAGGTGCTGCTAATACCGCTGTGGGTTCAGGTGCTTTATATGCAAATACCACCGCTTCAAATAATACTGCGGTTGGATTAAATGCTTTAGTCGCAAACACCACAGGCGCGAATAATACTGCTCTTGGTCAAGGCTCTCTAGGCGCAAACACAACAGGCGCGGGTAATGTTGCTTTAGGGTACTCTGCTCTAACTTCTAATACTACAGCGGCTAACAACGTAGCAATCGGTATGGAAGCGGCAGTTAATAACACTACAGGTACAAGTCTTGTTGCCGTAGGGTTTGAAGCTCTTAAAGCAAACACCACAGCTATAGGAAACACAGCAATTGGTTATTTAGCTTTAAAACAAAACACCACAGGCACAAGTAATACAGCCGTTGGTGCTTTTGCGGCAGATGCAAACACCACAGGCGTAAACAACACCGCACTTGGTTTATACGCCTATAGTGCGGGTAGCACAGCTTCTGGTAACACAGCCCTTGGTTCTAATGCTATGACTGGGGTAGTTACTGGAGACAATAATACTGCTGTTGGTTTATTAGCTTTAACCGCAAACACCACAGCCTCTAACAACACAGCTATTGGGTTTAATTCTTTAGGCGCAAACACTACAGGTACTGAAAACGTAGCAGTGGGTGCAAACGCTCTTCAGGCAGTCACAACGGGATATGAAAACATTGGCGTTGGGCGAGGCGCTGGCTCTGGCACTACCACAGGAATTCGCAATACATTTATTGGCGATGATGCAGGTTATCTAATTACTGGCGGAAGTGAAAACACCATTATTGGGCGCTTTACTGGCAACAATGGCGGCTTAGACATCCGCACCACAAGCAACAACATCGTCTTGTCAGATGGTGCTGGTAATCCACGTTTAATTTCTAATAGTGAAGGCCGTTGGGGTGCTGT